ACTCTAACTTCAAGGAAGTTGGTGTACTAGGTGGTGAAGCACTAAGAACAGAAACAGAGACTATTGGTGATTACAAGTTAGGTATTAACACAGTCGCAAGAGCACCACATAGTGCATACGAAAATGCATTTGTTGATAACCTTACAACAGATCCACGTGCTAACTTAGATGTTGTTGGTACAGCATTCATAAGTGGTAGAACAACTGGTGACTTCTTACAGCATACACAGTTTGCTGATCGTGATAAGACTGCTGTTGACAATGCATTCTTAGTTGGTGGAGACAGTGCATTCCCTAATGATGAAGGAGTATTCCGTATTGCAACTACAAATGGTGGTCGTGTTGGTATTAATGTAAGCAATGCTGAATTAGATAGAACATTAGTTGTTGATGGTGGATCTAGATTCACTGCTGATGCTAGATTTGAGCATGACATCGAAGTCAATGGATCAGGTGCTCTTGCTGAGATCAGAACATCACAGACAACAGGAACATTCAACTTAGTTGATGACACCACATTTGTTGGCACATTGAACATAGGTAGTCAGGTTACGACTGCTAATCTATTCAATGACAGCACAGCTGATCAGTTCATTAATATTGGTCGTACATCTGAGCATAGTAATATATGGTTGGGTGTAACTCCAGATAGTGCAGGAACTGCAATTTCTAAGGTGGAAATTGGTGGTGCATATGCTAACACTAACGAAGACTTATCATACACCAAGATCAAGACTAGAAACTTGAGAGTTGATGGTGATATGTGGTTAGGATTCCGTAGAGGAAGTGGTGATACTGTTGAACTTAAATCTCAGGCATCACAGGTTGACTACTTCTCCAACTCTGGAGGACCTTCAATCATCAACTTTGCTACTAACGCATCTGAGATCAACATTGCTGGTCAGGGTGGTGTTACTACAATCAATAACCAGTTAGAAGTTATTGCATCTGCTAAGTTCAATGGTGATGTTCATCTTTGTGGTGGTGTTGCATCATTCGCATTTACTGGTGGAAGAGCACAGTTAGGAACAGATATAGTTTCACACGAAGATGGTATTATATCACAGGCATTATTCAATAAGAACGTTGATATCTTAAATGTACTCGTAAAACAGACAAATGAAGAAGGATACAACCAAGTTGATACTGCTGGTGCGGGACAATGGGGTGGTGCAGCATTCCAGAACTCAGTTAATACTGGTGGATCAGTTGAACCTATCGTTCTACCAGCGATAACTGGAGATGAATACTACTTACCACTTAAGTTTGCTCCAGTCAAAGCAAATGGTGATCCATACTTTGGAACTAACGATTACATCATAGTTGATAGTGCAGTTGTTGGTACAGGATCATCAGCAACAGGTCATCCTGAGATTCTACAAGTTTCAGAACTTACAAGAATAAATGAAGCACCATATTATATCAAGGTTAAGAGACGTCCATTCGGTGCATTTGGTGGTGTATTAAGTAATCACGTTGATACTACACCAATATACAAAGTTAATGTACAGTTTGATGCTACATGGACAGAGCAAGCACTTGACAATGATAGTAGTGCAACTGATAGTGTATACCTATCTGAGTTTGGTGGTAATCTAACAAGCAATGATTACATCATTGTTGACAGAGATGATTCACCAAAAGTTCCAGAATATATCAAGGTTATTACATCATTAGATCAGCAAGTACAGAAGTTTAGAGTTTCTAATTGTGCTGATCCAGACTTAGATGTATTTGAAGTTAACTCTGTAACAGGTGAGGTACAAATTGGTAACCCAGCCGTACCTGGTTCTATTGTTACAATCAATTCATCACTCAATATGTCTGGTGGATGTGGTACTCTAAGTGATATTACATTCTTAGGTGATGCTGCTGCTGGATCAAATGTAATTACTAACGTATCAGTTACAACTGCTGGTAAGACAATTGATGATATTAAGAAGGGCGATGTTCTATCTGTTATTACAGATTCATCACCACTCAAGATATATCAAGATACTGCTGTTGACTTCGTATTTGGTGGTGCTATTTACTTAACATCTAGTATTATTGGATCACAAGCAGTAACTGGAACTACATTCAAGGCAAGCAGGAACGAAAGATTAACTGCGACTGATGGTGCAGCAAATACTACATTTGATGTTGATACATGCTCAGGCACAACAACAATTGGTACACATGCTGGTAGATTTGATGTTAACTTAGCATGGTCAAGTGCTGCTGGCATTCTTACAAATGCTAACTTACCAGCAGAATTGAATCTAGATGACATAATTGTATATGGTTACTACGCAGATCCACAGTCAATACAGGGTAATGGTCCTAATACAACTATTATATCAACTACCTCTGTTAGTTCATCTGTAATACAATTAGCAGTTCAGTCTCTTGGAGAGGGAACTGGTAAGTTTACAATAGGAGACTTAATTGCTGTAGGACCTCTAACATCATTCACAGGTATAACTGGTCAGATTGAATTTATGACAGTTACCAGCGTTGATGATGCAACGACTACGATTACTGCAACAAGAGCTCAGGAAGGAACAGTCAACATGAGTCATCAGCAATCTGATGTCGTTAGAAGAGTTATCAAACACGAGAGACAATCTCTGGTAGTTGATGCTCAGATTAGACAAAGATTAGTTGCTGGTGTAAGTAATGATTATCTCTCTGTAATATTAGAGAGAGGATATATCTCACAGCAGAAACTAGATTACAAACAGTGGTTGAGATTTAGTAATACATCTACTGGTACTGAGACTCTTGGAGTCGTAACTGGTAGATTATATGGTAAGACTCATACTTCAGTAATGGATGAGCAAGTTGGTGATGGTGCTAAGTCATACAGAAATGGTAGTCTAGAGGTAACTGATAACTTAACACTAGCGGGTGGTAACTTTATAATTTACGATAGTGTTAAACAGACAAAACTACTTCACTTTGTTAATGATGACGGACATGCTGATCACCAAGGTCTATTATATTGGGATGCTGGTGTACTTGCTAGAGGAGACTTCTTCTTATATCCATCATCCTGCCCAGAAAACGTTCTCACAACATTAAATTGCACACCATCATTCTCAGTTGATAACTTAGGTAACGTAACTGCTAAGACAACACTAACAGTTACAGGTGTAGCAGCACCATCACCAACAGAAGATGATGTATTCTCAGTACAGAATCTAGGTATAAATGGTGGTAGTGAATACACTATCAAGCAAGATCGTTCAATTGATGCATTCGGATTATCAAACTTCACTACATCAAGTGGTGCAAGACATACAAGATACTTATCCGCAGCATCACCAGAAGCAGATCTAACATTGATTGCAAACATAATATACATGGTCAATGTTCAGAATACACAGACATTAATCGTTACACTACCAGCATCACCACAAACAGGTGACGTTGTAAGAATGATTGATGTAGGTGGTAACTTGAAGTATGATACAACATTAGTCATCAGAACTCCTGAGACTAGTGGCACACCAATACAGGGTGATTCAACAGGAACACTATTTGGAGATAGATTAACTCCATATCCATCTGGTGAACTTGTAGTTCAGACTCCTAATGCAGCATTTGCATTAGTATATCTTGGAGCAGTTGATAGTAATGATCAAATAGGCATCCCAACCAGCGTACAAGGTTGGTGGTTAATGGAGGTATAATAAATGCCAAGTTACAACCGTATAAAAGCACAGAAGGCCAGTCCTATAGGCACAATCATGCCATGGACTGGTAGTACAAGTGAGTCAGCACTATCTCCAGATGCCATACCAAAAGGTTGGGTAGTCTGTAATGGTGCTCAACTCAAGGCAAAAGAATATCCTTTATTGGCACAAATATTGGGTAATCTATACGGTCCTGTAGTAGAGACTGGTCAACCATTCGTTGGTATATCAAATTCATATCCAAACTATAACGATGATGATGTATTCAATCTACCAACATTAAATCAACAGTCACTCATAGATTTGGAAAGTAATCTATTGAGTGCACAAGAATTGCAAGTCATTGGAACTTATGTTTCACTGAATGGATTTGAGGGTGAACAACCACTAACAAATGTATTATCATATATTGATGTACAATTTCAAGCAGCAGTTGAGTCTGAACTAGCAGGAAAGATAAAAGGTATTACTCTCGAACCTCCATCATACTTTGATACTATTAGAACTATACCTAGAAAACTAGGTGTTGAACATACTGCAACACATACACACCCAAGACCACCAGATGGTTTTTATCCATCAGTAGAGATAGGTGGTGGTTATCTTGGATTATTTGATGCTGGATATTTTGAGGTTGCAAGTTCAGAATATACAACGGGATCTGATACGGGTGCTACCGCTGCTGAACCATTGGCAGACAGATATGATCCTGGTGTAGTTACATGGACTGCATATGACCCTGCTGTTGACTCACTTCCAAACTTGAATACTCATCGCCATTATGGTAATGCTTCTAACGTAATTCCACAAGTGCCATCAGTTCCTAGAACAGTACAGGCATATGGACAAACAGTTTCATATCAAGATGATAACTCATGTATTGTACCAGTGCAGCAACCAGCAGTCACTGCTCCATTTCCACCACCTGGCACATACTTAGGACAAAGAAACTATTATGTATCTGATCAAGTTCCATTAGCAAGAAGAGGTAATGGTGCAACTCCTCCAGCTACTGATGAGCAAGATTATTATGGCGTACCTCCAGAGGCAGTTGGTAGAGATTTTCCATATCCTACCACATTGAATCATGGTGGTGATGCATTCACTGCTAACTCATTAGGATCTCACAATCACTTCACTATTGATATTGCAATGACGTTAGGACAAATGAATTTACCTAACACTATACTCATAAATAATATGACTACTGGAAACTTAGAACCAATAGATGTAGACAGAGGATTGAGCGTACAGGTTAATCCTAACACACCATCCTTAGTCGTACTGTATATCATCAGAGCATACTAATGGCAGTATTATATTCAAAAGAAAAGGGAAAATTAGGAACTCTTACTGGTTCTATTATAAACTGGTCGAATCAATTATCATCATCAGACCCAGAGGATCCCACTTTAGCACTAACTCTTCCTGCTGGTTATTTGAGATGTGATGGTGCAGTTTATCAGGCAGAAGTATTTCCAGAACTTGCTACGATATTAGGCACAGGGATAAATTGTAGATATAAAAAACCAGACACAACATTACTTGATAATCAATTTCAAGTACCAGATCTTAGTGCAAAGTCTACCAAGACATCATTCTCATCAAACTTAGGAACTTATCTTGACACATATTTGGACAATGATGCAGGAGTAGAGATAACTAAATCTGGTGTAGGATTAGATGTAACCAGTAATATTGGTACTACATTTACTGTACAGTATCAAGGTAATTTTTTCCTACCATCACAGACAATTGAAATTACAGGACAACCTGGTTTCACTAAGTCTAGTGGTAACTACACAGAAGAGACAGAAGTATTAGCAACTGCATTCCAACCACATGCTCACTTCCATGATGGTAAAAGGTCAAGGACTGCATCATCAACAAATGAATTTGGTTTGTTTGGTAGAAACTCATACTCATCTAAGTCTAGTTTGTGTATCATGCCATGGGTAAACAACACTAAACAACCATTATGTCAGGCAGCAGCATCGGCGATAGTTGCAGCAAGACAACAGAGAGTTATAACAGTATCATGTTTTGGATTCTTCAGTAGTCCTCCTCCTGAGGTTCACACATGGTACGGTGGTTGTTGGTCAGGTTGTAACTTTGACCAGACATCTAAGTGTTTGATACCTGGCGATATTCCTGAGCTAGATCCCGCAGGAACTGGTGTACCAACAGGGACTTTATTACAATTTGAATGTTCTACTCTAGGTACAAAATCTACTACAGGATTTCCAATCTATGTACCTGGCGGTGCTGGATCAGGACAATGTGGTAACATCACATACAATGGTGAGATGTCATGTAAAACTGAAAATAGATGTGGTATTGGTGGTGCCAGTTGCACACAGTTTGATGCTAGTATCAGTGGTAATAATGCATGGGCATCATTAGTTCCAAACTACACACCATCTCTAGTATCAGCAGCAACCCAAGTTCCATTTGATGGAACAGCAAACACTGTTTCATATGGTGCTCTTAATAATATTGTTACTGACGTAGAAGAGTTTGGTAATGAATGTATACACAAACATTTGGTTCCTTTCAATCAAGAACCACATACATATCAAGTCAAGACACAACCAGCATATATTCCTGGTGGTAATATAACATCAACACTTAACATTGATGTGAACGCAGAAAACAAAGCAGATGGTTATATACAACCATTTCTAGTCCAAGAATTTTTAATTAAATATTAAAATGGCAACATACAGGAATTCATACGCTAATTATTATTCCGATAAGACTGGTAACCATGCTCCTGTCGGAACGATTCTTCCTGTCTTTGCTGATCTTAACTTAGCATCAGAAGAACCTGAGTACACATACCCACAGCATTTATATTGTGATGGTAAAGAATTGTTCATTCGTGACTATCCAGAATTATACAGCATCATACAAAATAGATATGGTGGATCTGCTAGTGTAGCAAAAACACAGAACAATCAACCAGGTGGATTAAGAAGATCATATATTATAAACAATAAATTATTTTTCCAATTTTATTATGATAACACTAACGATAAGGCAAGTGTAAAGAGACCATATCCTTTTGGATCAGTGTTTAGATTTGCTCAATCTGGAACTGGTGTGTTTGGTGCATTTCCAAGTGGTGGTATATTTGATCAAAACACATTCTATTCATTAATAGAACCAACAGAAAATGTCACTGCACAAGCACAAACAAATGAATTTACATATGAGTTGACGCTACCAGATAGTGTTGACTTATCAACTGTTACAGCATCAGATTATACAAAAGATTTTACAGGTAGTGATGCACATCCTCTTATTATAATACAGAAGTCATTTTCATTACGAGACTATCCATATAATATTGGAACATTCAATCTACCAGATTACAGACAAAGAAAGATACTTGGATTTGGTAACGTAAACGGAGCAGGAACATCAACACCAGAGAATGCAGTCAACAACTTTGTTGGTCAGACTGGTGGTAGTTGGTACATTCCTAGGTCAACACTAATTGATAGTGGAGAGTTCTTTATTATTGGTGATGTTAGAACCACAGGATATACTGAGATAACTGCTGACATTGCTGCATATATTACAGGAACTGTCAAATATCAGATAGGACCTATGGATGACTATGTTTTTCCATTCCCTCCTACACATGGTCATAGAATATTATCTGTTGAGGTTGATCAAACAAAACAGGCAGAACAAGGACCTACAGAGATTGATAAGTTTGCAGTCAATTATATTGATAGTAGAGCAAATATTAATATATTTGAACCACAGGGAACAGCTGGTGGTGCGTTAGGTCACTCACATGGTTTGATTGGTGTACCACTACAGAACTCACAGGCAGCAACATATGGTAATAGTAATGGTATCGGTGACAGAGCAGGAACATCTGGTGATCAACAGTATCAATACTTGGTATCAGAATCAGCAAGTGTAGTCGTAACCTCTATAACATATGATGGTAATACTAACTATATCACTATTAATACAGATGGATCACATAATCTATCAGTCGGTGACATAGTAACAGTTGAAGGTACAAACGAAAGTTTTTATAATGGTAATTTTACAGTCATAGCAGACGCATTCTCTAATGCAAGTCTTAATGTATTACCAAGAGATGGTGAGACACCAACTTCATCCCCTGCTACAGGGAATGCGAGAATCAAATTAGCAAATGGTTATTTTGTAGAGACACCAACAACAGCACCACCAAGAGCATATGTAGTTGATAACAACACATTGGTTGGTGGAAAGCAAGTAGTGTATGAAATACCTGGTAATGCTATTACTATTAAAGAAGAAACATTTATTACACCACAGGCAGCAGTCGTAACAGCACCCTCTGCTAGTGAAGGAGAAGTAACTGGAACTTATATTCAAGTACAGGCACCAGGCGGTGGTGGTGCAGATAGTGACACAGATGGAGCAAACGCAGGGTATTGTGAAATAGGTCTAACAGTTGATAATGTATTCTATACCATTAGAGTTAATGGTGGTAGTGGTGCAACTGCTGGTGCTGGAGGTGGTGCTGGAGGAGCAGGAGGTAGTGTTGAAGTACCACAGGCATTATTAGATGACACTAGATTTCAAATATCAGTCACAGATGGTGATGATGGTGATGATGGTGGTACTACAGGTAATGGAAGCAATGATCCAGCTGGTGGTGGAGTTGGAGGTTTTGTACAGGCAGGAGACTATACCACAGGTGGAAATGGAACTGCACAAATAAAAGAACAAACAAATAGTCAATCACAAATTACATATACAAGTAATGGATCATGGACAATACCAACAGTGCCTGGTAATGAGGTTTCAAGAACTATAACAGTTGAGATCTCAGGTGGTGGTGGAGGTCCTGGTAATGCTAACGCTAACTCTAGATGTACAGGACAATGGCCAGGTTGGCCAACAGCATTAACAGGTAAGACTGGTGCACTTGGTGGATATGGTGGTAGAGGATCAAGATTAGTTGGTACACTAACATATGGTGCTGGAACTCTTAGTTGGGAACTAGGACAGGGTGGTAATGTTGGTTTCAACAGAAGAGCAGGAGATAATACACAGGGAACAACAGGTAATGACCCATTCCCTCCATACGCAGGACAACCATGGCAGAATTTTCCTGGTGGTATTGGTACAGGTGGAGAACCTGATGGTGGTAGTGCATCAGTAGGTGGTGCATCAGGATGTATATCTGGTAGAGGAGGACCTGGTGCATGGGGTAATGGTGCTACTGGTGGTTCTGGTGGTGGTGTTACAGGTTTATTTTATGATGGAGTTTGCATCGCTGGTGCTGGCGGTGGAGGCGGTGGCGGTGGATCAGGTGGTGGTTACAACGGTGGAGGAACTCTCGATGGTTGTTATCCTGGTGGTGACGCTACAGGACCTGCACAGGCACTTATTGCTACATCTGGAGTTTTGGACTTTGCCAATGGTGGTAATGGTTCTGGTGGTGGATGCTCAGCTGGTGGTGGTGGAGGTGGTGGATCCGCCTGTGGTATCATCAACGTAACACCTGGTGGTGTTGGTGGACAAGCGGGTGTCGGACACAATGGTAATGGTGGTGGTACTGGTGGACGCAGAGGTATATCAGCATATAGAACAACATATTGGTCTGGTGGTGTATCTGAATCAGCAGATGGTGCATTGCCAACAGAAGATGGATATGTAAAAATACAATTCTCTAACGTCACAACATATTATGACAACACAGGTGGTGGTGGAGGACAAGGTGGTAATTGTACTATTTCATTCGCAGGAATAACAACTAACGTCACAGTCAACTTACAAGACAGAGGTCTAGGTGGTGGTAGTGCTGGTGATGGTGCTGGTGGAAACATATATGTAAGATACTTCGGACAAGAAGAAGGAACAACATTACCTGGTGATATCACTGTACCAACAGGAGTATACTATGAGTGTGATACAAGTGGTGATCCACAAGGAACAGCATTTGATGCAGATGTATGGTTATCATCAACAGATCCTGGCATTAAACAAAGACAATTTGGTATAGGAACAGGAGATAATACTGGTTTCAGTGGTGCTGTAATACCATTTAATACTAATCAAAAAATACAAAGGTACATAGAATTTACAGGCAGTGCATCAGATGCAGGGGGTAAGAGACAGTTAGAGGTAGGAACATTTGATTTTACAAATGTCAATGCTATTAGATTTACTGTCATCAGAGGTAGTAATCAAAATGGTGGAGAGAATCCAGATCAAGCATTGAATATATTCTATAAGAGAGGAACATCTAATAATGTCACATTATTCAGTCAAATATTATTAGCAGCAGATGTTAATCCTGCTTGGCAAGAGGTAACTATTCCAATAGCAGAAGGAGATGCTTTCAGAGCTAATGAAATAACATTAATCATTGAACAAGATAGAGGACCTGTATATCAAACAGCAACATCAACTCATGATAACTATGGACTAGCAGCAATAACAACATTCT